TGAACTTGGTTTGGGTTTTAAAGTTAACCCAAAAACCATTTGGGATGCCATCATCAAAGCTCAAGTTGAAAGTGGTAGACCGTATGTATTCTTTAAAGATAATGCGAATAAAAGAAACATGCAACGCAACATTGGTGTTGTTAAACAAAGTAATTTATGTATTGAAATCACAAATGTATCAAAACCTGGTTACACATCACAATGCACCTTAGGTTCTATTAACTTAGCCATGCATGATACATTAAAAAGTATTGCTAAAAGTACTAGAGTTATGGTTAGAGCTTTAAATGCGGTGATTGACAAGAACAAATGGAGTGATGAATGGAGTGCATTAGCTGGTTTAGACCAAAGATCATTGGCTATTGGTGTAGCTGGTTTAGCTGATTTCTTTGCAAAAAAGAAAATTTCATTTGAAAGTGAAGAGGCAAAACAATGGAATAAAGATATCTTTGAAACAATGTACAAAGCCGCTGTTACTGAATCAATGGAGATGGCTAAAGAACAAAATAGAACATATCCAGCTTGGGATGGTAGCCCTTACTCACAAGGTGAAACCTATATACCTGGATGGAGTCCATTACCAGCTGGTGAACCAATTCCGATGTTAAACTCATTACTATTGGGGTTAATGCCAACAGCATCTTCAGCTATTTTATTGGGTGTGTTTGAGTCATTTGAACCAGTAACATCTAACTTATTTACTAGACGTGTTGGTCAAGGTGAGTTTTTGGTGATTAATAAACACTTAGTCAACGAGTTAAGTGAAATCGGTTTATGGGATAATAATATTAAAAATAAAATCGTTGCAAACGGTGGTAGCGTTCAAATGATCAATGAAATACCAGATGATATTAAATATCGATATAAAGATGTTTGGGAAATCCCACAAAAGGTGTTATTAGATTTATCAGCAATTAGAAATAATTATGTCGATCAATCTCAGTCGTTAAATGTTTACCACTCAGATGCTAAATATTCGAAAATCTCCAGTGCGCTAATGTATGCTTGGAAGATTGGTTTAAAATCTGGTGTTTATTATACCAGAACCAAATCAAAAATTGAGAATAACTCAAAGTTATCAAGTGGTAATACAGCTGAATCATTACCAAAAAAACCTGATAACTCACAATTTGAATGCTTTGGATGCTCAAGCTAATAAATAAAAGCCACCTAACGGTGGCTTTTTTCTTTACAAAAAAACAAAGTTTCTTACTATTTATGAATAAAATATACTCATGAATATCAGGAAGAAAACATATGGTATAAATTTCCCATTTTATGATAGTGATAACGGGGACTACCTTAAATTAACCCCAAGTGTTGAAGCTGAAGTAAAATCAGATTTAATACACCTATTATTAACCAGAAAGGGTAGTAGGTACTTTTTACCAGATTTCGGAACCAACTTATACCAATATATTTTTGAACCATTGGATGAGGTTATAATACAAAAAATTGAGGACGAAATTAATAATGCTGTTGAGAAATACATACCTAATCTAGAGATTAATAAAATTAATATTAAACAATTTTACGATGACATTGAATATGTCGCTGATGACAAAAAACAACATTCGGTAACCGTAAATATTGACTATACGGTAAGTTTCAGAACATTTGAGGCTCCAGGTACAATTACATTAACATTATAAAAATGGCAAAGCAGATAAATTACAGCAAAAGGGATTTTGCATCGTTAAAAACAGAACAAATTAATTACATTAGACAGTATTACCCTAACGTAATTGAGGATTATAATGACGCATCAATAATGTCCGTATTTTTGGACTTAAATGCGGCTATTGCGGATAACTTGCATTATCATATTGATAGGTCGTTACAGGAAACTGTTTTGGATTATGCGCAAGAAAAGCAATCATTATATAACATAGCTAAAACATATGGTTTAAAACTACCAGGAAAAGCAGCTAGTATTGCTGTATGCCAATTTAGTATACAAGTACCAATAAGAGGGGATGCTGAAGATAAAAGATACTTACCAATAATGTACGCAGGTTCTCAGTTCTTATCTGACGGTACAAGTTTTGAGTTATTATATGACGTAGATTTTGCTTCTAATTTTAATATTTCCAATAAAATGGACAGAAGTAAGACCCCAATTTACACAAATGGGGTTTTAAGTGCATATAAGATCACAAAAACTGGTATTGTTGTGGCTGGTACAACTAGAATTTATACCCAAGTTATAAACAACACAAGACCATTTTATCAAATAACACTACCAGAAAATAATGTTTTATCGATTGAATCGGTAATACATAAAAACGGTACGAACTACCAAACATTACCAACCCAAAGCGAGTTTTCGTCTGATATTAATAAATGGTATGAGATGCCATCTTTAGCGGAAAATTCAATTTTTGTTGATGATAAAACAGTTGCACCAGTTAATGGTGTTTATAGTGGTAGTTATATGAATGTTGATAGAAAATTCATAAAAGAGTTCACACCAAACGGATTTTGTATTTTAACATTTGGTTCACAAACAAACCAAGGGTTAGATATTTTAGATGATTTTGTAGATGGTGGCGGTTTTGACCTTAAAAGTTTCTTAAATAATGATAGTTTAGGTTGGGCACCATTAAATAACACAACACTGTATGTTAAATATAGAGTTGGTGGTGGTGCGGACACCAATGTCGGTGTTAATACAATTACAACAGTTGGTCAAGTTGGTATGAATCTTAACGGCCCTGATGCACAAACTAATGCTATTGTACAAGGATCATTAACAGTTAAAAATATTACACCAGCTATTGGCGGTGGTGATGCCCCATCAATTGAGGCGTTAAGGAATTATATCTCATACAATTTTGCGGCACAAAATAGAGCTGTGACGTTACAGGATTACAAAGCGGTTTTATTGGGTATGCCACCAAAATTTGGAACACCAGCAAAAGCGTCAGTTACTCAAGTCCAAAATAAAATTAATGTTGGTATTCTTTCAACAGACAGTGATGGTAATTTAAGTGATTTGGTATCAACTGTTGTACTACAGAATGTTGCAAATTATTTATCCAGATATAGAATGATAAATGATTATGTGGTTGTTAAACCAGCCTCAGTTATAAATGTTGGATTTGAGATATCAATACTAACTGAATCTGGTAGCCAAGTAAATGCCATAGCATCAATTGCTCAGTTATTAAAGGATGAATTCGATCAAAATAAAATGCAATTAGGTCAAAGTTATTTAGTCGGTACGCTAATTAAAAAAATATCACAAATTGATGGTGTTTTAAATATCAACTATATTAAGGCATTTAATAAAGTTGGTGGTGGTTATTCAACGAGTGCGTTAGATAGTACTATGATATTAGACATAAACACAAATGAAATTGATATAACATCTGGGGCAATAAAAGTTTCGGGTGATCAAATATTACAATTAAAATCACCAGAAAAAGATATTGTTGTTATCCCAGTAACACAAAACACCTCAATAATATAATATGGAAGAAAGAAATATTAGAATTCCAGTTGATTTAAAAAGTGGCGATAAAAACTTAACGGTAAAAATAGAACAAGAATTTGATAATCTTGAGGTTCTAAGTTTAAAAATCTCAAACGCAGATGCCTATTCTAGGATGTGTTCAGATTTTGGTGTTATCGTTGGAAGAGTCATGTTAAATAACGGGTTTGGTGTTGAAAACGCCAAAGTTAATATTTTTATACCCATAACAGAAGAAGATAAAAATAGACCTGAAATATATGAGTTATATCCATTTGAAACGGTAAATGATACATACCCAAATGGAGTTAGATATAATTTATTACCAAGGATTAGAAACCAAAGAAACCCAAGCCATAGAGCTGTTGGTAATTTTCCACATGAAAGTGATTTTTCACACTACCCTCAGTTATTAGAAATAACTGATAAATATTACAAGTATACCACCACAACAAACGAATCTGGTGACTATATGATTTTTGGTGTACCATTAGGGCAAAAAGATATTGTCATGGATTTTGATATTTTTGATACAAAATCATTTGATTTAACAGCTAATGATTTAGTTGAGCAAGTCTCATTAAATGGTAGTATAAAAGCTCTAGAATCTTTATTAGCATCATCAGCCGATCCAGCGTTAAGCGCAATAACTGGTGCCACCGAGAATCAAACTAAAGTACCTAATTTTATTTACAAAGGTAATAATAATTATGAAGTTGAGGTTAAAACAAACTTGGATGACATGGTTAATATTTTCCATGAAACCAAACAAGTTATGGTTTCACCATTTTGGGGTGATGATGATTTTTGTGATGTTGGTATAACAAGATGCGATTTTAAAATTGATTTCAAATACACACCGACAGCAATATTCTTTGGTTACATACACGCCCCATCGGCTGGTTTTGCCATTGATGGTGATTATAACTATACTGGTGCATATAATGATAGAAATCCAGAAATACACGGATTAGATACATCACTTAATTATTATACTGGTGATATATACCCATACCAAAAAATGGAAGTGGTGGTATATCGATTAGATGATAACCTAAATCCTGGTAGCAGAAAAAGATTAGGTATTTTTGCTGGTGTTTATTATAGCGGTGTGTTTAGAATTAGCTTACCAATGTATGCGGACTACTACACAACAAACGAATTTGGTGATCTGGTTCAAACAACCGATAAAAATTCTGGCATACCAACAAAGGGGTATTACTGTTTTGAGATATACGATACAGATGACGGTTGGACAAACAGAAGATCACCATTGGGTGGCTTTGACTTAGCTCCGTTACCTGGTATTAGAATCCCATCTAGTTCCGCTGGTGATTATTGGATTGGTGGTTGGGATGGTACTTGGGATGGTTTATTTGAATATGATATCTTCAAAAGAAGACGTAAATTTTATACAGTTAAAACAATTCACACTAAACATGATTACCAAAATATAAAAAAACCTGGTGATTATGTTAGATATTTTCCTGTTTTAAACAATAATAAAGTTAATACTTACTGGAATTTCCCTATATCGGTTGATGAAACACTAAATATTGAAGAACCAACAATAATTGGGTCAATATTAATACCTAGAATACAAGTTAAAGTTAAAAACCCATTTGGTCAATTATCATTTCCAGATGAAATATTATCAACCTATTGGTTATCACCAGATGATACGTACAACGAATGGGTACAAGATTGCGAAATGTTCTTGGGTTTAGGGACAAAAAAAGTTGGTGGTAAAAATTCTGGCTCAGTATTTACGGATCTGTTTAACGCAGATCAATTTATATACGATAATGGCGATAATATTTTTGGGGACATTGATACTTGGAATTACGGTGATAATAGCCAGGTGGCCTTTACCCCATCATTATACGCTGCTGAGTTAGCAAAAAAGAAAGGCGCTAACGCTAATGGTTTTGGTGTACATAAAGCATACAACCAAGTTGTTAGCGATGTTTCAACATACGGGGTCTTTATAAATTGTGCCGATTCAACAATCAGCAATAAAAGATCAGTTATGGAAATATTAATTTATGATATAACAGATGATCTACCTGATTTAATTAAAGACGCTGTTTATTCATCATATCAAAAAGGTGATACCCAAAATGTTATAGTTGCTAATAGCACAGCATCGGCTCCAATATCAAGTATCATCCAAAGTAATAATATTGATATATATGTTGAAGAAAACAATATAACAACAGACCAAGCTGGTAATATAATATCAACAACTACTAACCCAAATGCTTATAATGGCCAATATTATTATTTTGGTTTATGGAGAGATTCAAATGCACTGTATGATATTGAAAAAAATTATTTTGTTAAATGAGTAATATAGTTGAAATATTAGGTGAAAAGAAATTTTCTGGGTCTAAACCAGGGGATATTAAGTCGTCAATCGTATTAGAGGAAACGAACCAGATGCGATATGACAATAATTTATTTTATACCGTATCACAACAAACACAATTTATAGATGAAAAAAGAAACTGTGGTAATTTTAGGGTTTACGGTAAGATAAACCCAATTATTGCACTGGATGTGCATAAAAAAACAACAGCTGGTTATAAAAAAATAAATATCGATAATAATTTATTCGATGTCAATTTAGATAACTGGTCTATTGTTGTTTTGAAATCTAAAAGAATTGAAACTGGATTAAATTCTGATGGGAAACAAACATATTCTAAAGGTGTTAAAAGAATAATAAAACATGAGGGTGATGATCCTAATAAAGGTAAAATACTTTTTAATTTAGATTTGAAAAACGGATTACCAGCTAAAACATACAAAAGTAACATATATACCGATAATTATGGTTTATACTTTCCTCTTGGTCACAACTTTTTGGTTGGGGATAGAATTAAAATAGATAGCCTGGCTCAACATAAAATACCTAACGGTTTTTATAATGTTGAGATTGTTGATTCAGATAGAATTTATATAAATCATCAACCATATGAAATGAATCGTGCTCTTATACCCACAAGTATTAGCACTAAAGGTTTTGAGGCGATTAATTTAGCTGATGTTATACCACCAGAAAATTCAACAATAATAAAAAATAACGAAGAATTAAAGTCAACGATGGTGGTTGGTAATTTAAGTTTCTCATCTAGTGTCGATTCGATTAAAAATTTAAGCGCACTAAGACCAAAGATAGCTCCATTTACACAACCAGAATTTTACATCACAAAAATACAAGAAAAAGAAGCTCTTGAATATTACGTTAAAGTATTGGAGGTTATTGATATCATAGATGAGATTGATGATTGTGGATTCTCAAAAAATTTCATGAATCAGCAAGTTAAAAGTTTTTTCTTAAATAAAGATTTATCATTAGATGGTTTAACTAACAATAAAAACGAACCATTGGTTGATATCTATATCGGAATAATCAAAAACGCATCAATAGACTCCAAATCCTATACAACGGTTGAGGCGCACTTTAGTGATTTTATTGATCATGTTAGTGATGGTGATGGTTTACAAACTATAAATAAAACTATTAGCTATAATGATATAAAAAACACAAACAAAAAACCAAAAATTGGTGATACTTTTTATTATTGTGTTTGTGAGCATTCAACTGAAGAATTAACCGAAGTTGAGTTAGGTCAAATATATCATAGATTTATACATAGAGATGTTTTATTTAATTATAAACCATTTTATAAAATTAATTTAAAATTAAAATCACCATATATTGAAGATGGTGATGCGAATATCAGCGGTATACCAGCGCATGCGGTATATAGTAGACAAAGGGAAAAATATATTTGGCGTGATATTTTTGATGTTGGGGTTGCTGATGATGGTGGGAATGTAATCGATTTTCCGTTTATGAATAATGCGTTATATGTATTTAACCAAATCAACTTTTTTGTTAAATCAGAAAAATCAGCAACAAAGTCATTTAAATTAAATTTAAATGATATAACTAATAATAGTAATGGTGGTAATGAATTAAATAGTATGTTATCTGATATTTTAGATGATATGAATTTAAATGAAAAAGACCCAAATACTAAACCATATAATCAATATAAAGAAGAGAAATGTTAAAAAGTAGGGTTATAGATAATGATATTATTATTAATAGTTTAATAACAGCTCAAGATTATAGTAGCGATCGTGATTACTATAATAATAAGTTATTAAATCTCGGGGCGTTAAGTGTTATTAATTCAATTAATGATTCGGAGGTTTATGAATTTAAACCAAACGCTAATGAATTAAATTTTAATATCTTCTTTTTAAGATATATGCAAACTAATGAGATAAACGAAATAACACCGTATATCGAATCTAATTTTATTACACATGTAAATAAAACAAAAATAGAGTTGGGTATTACAAATAGTGCTGGGGTTAATTTGGGTGCGTCTTTTAATAACATATTTGAAGTTAGGCAAGCCGACACAAATCTAAGGGAACCAAAATTAAAAGTTGAAAAAAATGAAGCGATAACTCAATCACTTGAAAAAAAACCATACGTATCATTTGATAAAGTTGGTGAGAGTTTACTATTAAGACCAGTTAAAAGTGGTATACCCGTATTTTATAATAGTTATACAATTCCTTTTTGGGATAAAAAAAACGAGTGGGTTAATAATGATTTATTATACACCAATAAACCATATTTTAATAATTCATTCATGTTGATGGAGTTTTATGATTCACCATCACCACTTAATCAAAATAGAATATTATCAACACCTGTTTTTGTTAACAGCAGATACAATATAAAAGAATTGACAAATAATCGTAAAAAAAGTGTAATACATGAAAGACCTTGTTTTAAATTAAAAAATGGTTCAGACGGCTTCTCATTTTTCTTCTTAAACAATTTTATTAAAAACGACTTTTACGTTAAGTTTTCTTTTTGGGATGCGGCTAATGGTAACAAAATACCACTACTACCTTCTTGTGAAAACGAAAAGAGTAAAAAATGGTTTCAAGATGTTAACAAGTTTAAACAGGAATTTAATTATTTAAAATACGTATTAGATTATACTAATAAAACATATAAAATATATGAGTATAATACCCAGACAAATGATTTTGATTTGGAGAGAGTTAATTTTGATTTGTACGAATTAGCATTTGACCCGTATTTTAATAATGTATTTATTAGCAACGATATACCTATTGACGCTTCAACACTCAAGCCAGTTGATAGACCATTTTGTCCTTTAAAATTTAGTGTCCGTAACTTGTATACAGATAAATACTTGGGTGATTCAGTATCAATCCAAAAAAGCGTGGTATACACCAAAAGCTCAACACCGCTGTATAGTTATTTAAGTAGCGAAAAACACACTGGTAGATTTTTAGATAAAATGGAATCTTATATAAAAAGTATACCATCAAAAACAATAACAAATTTACCAGAAAGTGAATTTGTATACCCAACAATATCAAATTACAGGGATCCAATTAAGATAAATGGATTTGTTCATAAAGTACAAAAATTAATTGCAAGTAATGTTGACACCGATTCTTGGAAAATAAGAAAACTATCCCTACAAGATGTATCAGTTATTATTGACGATCATAAAATATATGATAAAACCTATTACCTAGAGATGGAGTCAAGCTGGGAGAGACCAAACCGTGATAGGATATCTGAATCTATGACACTCATGCTTAACGGTACAACCGATTCTATTAGTACAAGTAGCACCGCCAATGATTTAATATATAAATTAATGACATCTGTTGATTTTATTGAATATGTTATAAATTATTTTAACGATGAACTGGATAAAGAGGTATCAACAATAAACAGTAATGGTAGTTTCCAAAGCGGATTCAGTTACCTAGGTCAATTAATGCAAGTTATTTTGGATGGGATGGGTTATGTTGAAACATTCGGTGTTGCTTTTTATGGGTATGATTGGGATTATAATGCCCAAAAATATGTTTATTATAACCAATTATCACCATATAAAAATGACATCATTTCACAATATAAAAATCTTGTCGCATACGGTGATTCAAAAGTATCGAAAATAAGAAAAGATGTTATTAATGTTCTTAAAAACGTTTATGAATATTATGATAAAGTTCATGAACACAAAACTGTTGATACAATAGTTGATTATATTTTTAATAATTTTGATTCATTTCAATTAAGTGGTATGGTCGATGATTATATTGCCGTGGCAAATAATAACCAAGTCGACACATCAGTTAAGAATGAATTAGATAAAATTTATAATGGTGGTGAGGACTATGTGATGTCGCAAATCGATGATAACCCAGGTTTAAGAGATTATTTATTAAACTTTGTTGTCATACAAGATAGTGATAGGTTTATTAGTGAAAATGAAACTATTGGCTTTACGATAAATGTTATTATTGGTAAAAATACCAAACAGTTGGTGTATGGTGCAACTAGTTTATCGGTAATGGGTAAATTAAAAATATCATTAATAGATGAACAATCTAACATTAAAAACATATTTGTACCAATTAATATTAAACTAAAACCTGGCTCTAAACCAAAAATAACCCCAACAACAATTATCCCACAAATAAATTTAACAGCGATTAATATTTAAATAGAATGCAAGTAATTTTAGGCGAAACGGAAAGTCAAATAAAGGTTTATTTAGAATCAAATACGATTCTACCAGGGACTTATGTTAATGCGGAATATAATATCCCAGAGGACTACCGCATACAACAACTTGAAAAAATAGCTGATAAATTTGTCACATACCCAGTTAAAAATTCAACCACTGGTTACACCACAAATACAAAAATAATATCAACATACGAAGATGTTATAACTCATTTTGAAAATGCGGATGACAAGTATTTTGTAACTGGATATACCGACAGTAAATTTGATTTATTATCTAAATTTTTCAGTAAAGCTGCTATATCAAATTTAAAAAATACAAGCAGTGATGTGAAATTTAAAGAGTTCATTGGTGATGAATCGGGTAAAAAGATCGAGGTTGTTAGAAGTCAAGAAAATAACAATATTGTTAGGACAAAAATAAAATTTATGATACCAGGGTTGGATATTTCAGCCATGATTTTACTAGACGATGATAAAACTCCAGAGTACGTACTTTATTTAGATACACAAAACCCTATAAAGTATGTTGATTTTGGTGAGGGATATACTATATTTAAGTACATGAGATCTAATATAGAAGAAGCTGAGACAGCAAATATTATTTTTTATGATGGTTTTATTGAGGAGCCAAAAATAATCTCGGAAGTATTTATAGATAGAGGTTTAAATAGTGGGTTTGAAAAGATGAAAAAACTTAAAAATGTCACAGATTTAAACGAATTAAACAAAATGGGGTTGGGTTATTATAAAATAAATAAAAAGGGATATAATTTTAAAAATATATAAAAAATGGCTATCGGTGTTTATGGGGTTAAAAGACCCGCAGATGTGGATCCTAACGATATAGAAGTAGTGGTTATTTACACTAAAACTAGGAATGCGGGTGAATCGCAAATAATAACAAAACTATTTGGTAATCAAGTAATTAAACCAGTTATGTCAACACCAGAATTTGGTGGTAAAGACGTTGAAATACTTGGTGGTTTATATAATATGACATTACCAAAAACGATTTTTAATCAAAAGGGCTTCTATACCATATACATTAGACCAGCTCAAATCAGACTTAAAATTGAGGATTGCGCTGAATTGGCGACATATCCTGATGTTAAAGGTTTAGTTTTTAATATTGACACAGCCCCAACAAACTTTATCAATAAGTTTACGAATAATGGTTTGGATGGATATAGAATTGAATATCTAAATAACGATGGTACCAAAATACCTAATTTATATAGAATTATCACATCATCTTTTATCGCTGAGCCAGTACAAATTAATACACCAAACTCGTCTCAAAAGTCGATTAAATACATTTATAACAATGTTGGTAATATGTTATTCTGTACTGTAACACCAAATACAGCACCTAGTTTTAAACCAACATCAGCTCCATTTATAGGTAGAAAAGATCAAAATATCATTATAACCAACACCAACTTTTCTCCACAGATAATAGAGGTTGAAATGGTAAATTATGATTTGGAAAGTTTAGCCATAGGTTTATTCGCTGATCAAACAAAATCAATGGATGATGGAATATACACATTATACGATTTTGATGGTAACATTTATGCGCAATATGATCTATATGAGATTAGAGACGCTGTAGATAAAAAATTATTTGAGGTCAGAAAGAAAAGAACAAGTATTGACACAACAAAAGCCCTAAACAGAATAGTTAAACAATAATGGCTAATATTAGTTTTACAACAGATAATAGAATCATACGTGATTTGTATGATACCGCAGATGCGGCCTATGAGGCATCAAGAGCACTTGGTTGTGATGGTGGGTATCGAACATATTTAATTAATGGTGAAACTAAATATGTACCATGCTCTTCATATGTACAGTATGAGAGTGCGTTGAGATACAAGATAGTCCAAGGTAAAATTGGTGCATTTGGTAGTGATACATTTGGTGATAAATTAGTTGGTTTACAATTTGCTAACGCTAAAGACGAAATTGCTGGCGATCCATTTTTTACGTTGGGTAATTTTGGTATAAACAAAAGTGTACCGTTCTCACAAAACCAAATAAGACAAACACAATTAAATCTAAATGCAGCTTCAGTACAAAATGATGCGACTAAAAGTTTTACGGTTGAAAGTATTGCCCAAAGAAATTTAACCTATTTTGAGGGCAAGTCGTATGTTGAGACGTTAAAGAAAAAAGTTGATTCAAACATCACAGCTAAAGTTCTTTTTGATAAGAGAAAATTAGATAATTATGTTTTATTCTCATCATTAAAAGATAGGATAAAAAATGTTTTATTAGAAATTTACAATCAATATCCAGCGGCTATTAAACTAAGTGCTGTTTCGGTATTAAACCCAACAATAGTAAATTACGCCACTTACCCATTAGAAAAACGTTCAGAATTTAAAGTTAATTTATACGGTTTAACAAACCCTTTTGGTATCGAATACACAACATCTGGATCAACATTACAAGATAGTGAGACCATAACAAAATACAGAAACTTTACAAAAACATTTAAGGATTATGTTTTATATTATGATGGTGTTGAATATGAAATATTGAGTGCGACATTACCAACTAATTATAACGATGATGCAACTGGTATTAAATTAAGTATTAACGGTGATCCATTTAGTGCGCTAGTCAATGTTAACGGTGAATTAAATACAGGGTTTTATTTAAAACCAAAAAAGGCTGTATACGATGAATTTTTTAACAATTTATCTGACCTGGCTGCGTTTTTATTAAATAAAGACGAAAGTGGTAATTATGTGAGTGAATTCTTATTCCCTAAACTATCAGATGACGGTAAGTTGTTTAATGTAAAAGAAACGGTATCATTCCCAAAATACGATGAATTTAACATTGATATGTTTGCTGATCCGTTTGATGTTTACACAACCAAATTAAATGATTTAGCGGATAGTTATGATTCAGTTAAAACAAATTTAATAGCTAGGTTTTTAACAACAGATAGTTTACAAGAATTCGACACCGATGATAGAAAAGCTAACCTAGTTTTCCAATTGTACGGTAAACAATTTGATGAGGTTAAAAAATATATTGACGGTATTACATTTATGCGTAACGTTAGTTACAACAAAATTGAAAATATACCAGATTTATTGATTAAGAATTTCGCCACAATGCTTGGGTTTAAATCCTACGAAATTGAGGATGAGGATAGTTTAATTGAGTCGCTATTCCAATTAGATGACAAAAATACGTTAAAAACGATAACACCAGCTGAATTGGACATTGAGATTTGGAGAAGAATAATGATAAACGCAATTTATCTTTTCAAATCAAAGGGTACTAGAAAATCAGTTGAGTTTATTTTAAAATTAGTTGGTTTACCTAACGAAGTTTTTGATTTAAATGAATTTGTCTA